GGTGGAAAATGCGTCGCTGGGGAGAGATAAGCGGAACGGAATACGACGTAAACCGCCCCCGTCCTGCATCGGCGTGGCTTTTCAATTCACTGGCAAATAAGCATGCAGATGCTATGGATAATATTCCTGAGCCTTCCGTTCTCCCAAGAGAGCAGGATGACGAAATAGCGGCAAAGGGACTGTCAGAAATGCTCCCTATCGTGCTTGAACGCTCAGGCTATGAAAAGCTGTACAGCGATATGTGGTGGTACAAGCTTAAAAACGGAACTGCCTGTCAGGCGGTACTGTGGGATCCCGTCCTTGATAACGGCAGAGGAGATATAGCAATAAAGAATATAGATCTGCTTAACCTTTTCTGGCAACCGGGTATCAAGAATATTGAGGACAGCAGAAACGTGTTTTACGTAAGCCTTTACGATAACGATCTGCTTTGTGATATGTATCCCGAACTTCAGGGAAAGCTTGGCGGTGATACGGTAAACGTGGCAGGCTATAAATTTGATGACAATATTGACGTATCGGAAAAATCAGCAGTTATCGACTGGTATTACAAGGTAAGAACTGCATCTGGTGATATTCTGCACTATTGCCGTTTTGTCGGCGATACGGTGCTTTATGCAAGTGAGGATGACGAGCTTTGTGAAAAGGGCTTTTATGAGCACGGCAGATATCCATTTGTTTTGGATCCTCTTTTTATGCAGGAGGGCACGCCCTGTGGCTTTGGTTATATTGATATTATGCGAGATGCCCAGATGTACATAGATAAGTTAGGTCAGGTGATTTTAGAACATACCGTACAGATGAGCAGAAAGCGATATTTTATAAAGCTTGGCGGTGCGGTGAGAGAAGAGGAATTTGCAGATTTCCGAAAGCCCTTTGTACACGTGGCGGGAAATTTATCTGATGATGATATAAGAGAAATACGTCTTGATCCTCTTGACAGTGCCGTGATGACCGCTATGAACAATAAGATCGAAGAACTTAAGGAGACAAGCGGCAACAGAGATTTCTCTCAAGGCGGCACTTCAGGCGGTGTTACTGCCGCCAGTGCTATTGCGGCACTTCAGGAAGCAGGCAACAAGCTCTCCCGTGATATGATAAAGGGCAGTTATTTTGCCTTTACAAACGTCTGCTATCTGATAATCGAGCTTATAAGACAGTTTTATAACACACCGAGAAGTTATCTTTTATCAGGAGATTTTAAAAGCTTTGATAACAGTCTGCTGAAAAGTAAAGAAAGATACTTGTTCGGAGAAGTAATTGAACCGCACAAACCTGTTTTTGATGTTATATGCAAGGCGGCGAAGAAATCTCCCTTTTCAAAGGCGGCACAGAATGAGCTTGCAAAGGAGCTGTTTCATATAGGCTTTTTCCGTCCCGAGCTATCAGAGCAGGCTTTAGCGGCAATTGAAATAATGGATTTTGAAGGAAAGGAAAACATCAGAGATTCCATTTCAAAAATTGCTGAAAGCTATAAAGCTATGCAGGCTGCACTGCAATCAGGCGGTGATCTTCTGTGACAGATATAACCGTAAAAAAGACAAGTCTTGGCAGAGAAATTTATATAAAAGGTCACGCAGGTGACGGAGTGCAGAAAGAAGGCAGTGTAGTGTGTGCGGCAATCAGCACTCTGGCCCAGACTTTAGCTCAGAACCTTTTTGATTATGAGGATGAGGGAGAAGTGGATATTATAGGGGTTTCTCTTAAAAGCGGCGACGCGTATTTTAACTACGTTACCGATAATGAAGACGTAAACAAAGTCGTGGACGGCATCTGCAAAGGATTTTACCTTGTCAGCGACAGCTTCCCCGAAAGAGTTGCGTTTGATATTATATAAATTTTTTAATGAAAGGAGGTGATAAATTGCTTGATCTGACACTTTTTGAAGAGACTGCAACGAATACCGAAGCTGTGACAGGAGCTACAGAGGTATCAGAAAATGTATCTGACTTTGCAGAAAAGCCTGATGATAGCCCTGCTTCTGCTGATGAATTTTACCGCAGGGTAAAGGAAATAAAGGCACGTCAGCATACCGCTGAAAAGGAAATAGTTTCTCTTATGGCAAAACGCTTTGGTGTGGCAAAGGGAGATTATGAGGGTATAAAAGCGGCAATCGACATTGATATCGCAAAAAGCGAAAAATCCGATGACATTTCCGATAAGCTGAAATTATGGCAGGAAAGAGAAGCGGAAGTACAGAAATTATATCCCGGTTTTGTTCTGGCAAACGAGCTTCAGAACAGGGACTTCTTCAACCTTTGTTACAATGGCGTTGACATTATGACGGCGTATCAGGTACTGCATTTTGATGATATTCTAATGGCGGCTATGAGCTATGCTATATCTGAAATGCGAAGGGCAGATACGTTGCGGGGAAATTCAGAAAATCAAAGAGCAAGAGAAGGTGCGCTGGATGACAGTTCACGAAAAATGCGACAGGAAAAACCAAAGCTCACGAGAAAGGAAAGAAATGAGCTTATAAGAAGAGCCGAAAGAGGCGAAACGGTAAGACTTTAATTAAGAAAGGAAAAACAAAATGAAAAAGTATTTTAATTTTAAGATCGATCTTTTTGAAACACAGACAACATCTCAGGATTCTTTATCCGCAGAGATGAAGACGTTTTATGAGAACACTCTCATTGATATGGCAGAGCCGAAGCTTGTACACGACCGCTTTGGCGACAAGTACCCCATTCCTAAGAACGGTGGTAAGACTATAGAATTCAGAAAGTACAGCCCTCTTCAGAAGGCGACTACACCTCTTGTTGAAGGTGTTACCCCTGCGGGCAACTCCCTTTCTGTATCAAACGTAACAGCAACGGTAAATCAGTACGGTGACTACATCAAGCTTTCCGATATGCTGGAGCTTACTGCAATTGATAATAACGTGGTGCAGTCCACTAAGCTGCTTGGCAGTCAGTCCGGCAGAACTCTCGATACTATCACAAGAGAGGTTATAAACGCAGGTACAAACGTAATTTATGCCGCAAAGGCTGACGGTACAGAAGTACTTTCAAGAGAAGACCTTGATAACACCTGTGCTCTTACAGTTGACACTATCTTTAAGGCGTCGGCACAGCTTGAGCTTATGAACGCCGACGGTATTGACGGTGAAAATTACGTAGCTATCATTCATCCTTACGCGGCTTATGACCTTATGAGAAGCAAGGAATGGATCGACGTACATAAGTATGCAGAGCCTGAAAACATCTTTAAGGGTGAAATCGGTTCTATCGGTAACGTGCGTTTTGTAAAGTCCACAGAAGCAAAGATCTGGAAGGATGAGACCTGCCCCGAAGGTCTTGCAGTATTCTCAACGTTAGTGCTCGGTGCTCACGCCTATGCGGTAACAGACGTTACAGGCGGTGGACTTCAGCACATTGTAAAGCAGCTTGGTTACGGTGACGACCCTCTTAACCAGAGAGCGTCAGTGGGCTGGAAGGCTACAAGAGTGGCAGAAATTCTTTCCGATGAATATATGGTAAGAATTGAAAGCTGTTCTCCCGTTTATTCAGCAAAGGCGAATGCCAACTGATAACAACATATAACTGAATATACCCTCAGGCGAAAGCCTGAGGGTAAATATATAAGAAAGGAAAATTCTATTATGACAAAGAAAGATAATAAGCTCTCAGAGCTTGTAACAATAAAGCTTTTCAAGGACGGAGAAAAGTATAACGACGACGTTTTCGTAGCGGTAAACGGAAATAGTTATCAGATAAAAAGAGGAGAAACGGTGCAGGTGCCTATGTTTATAAAGCTCCAGCTTGACAGAGCAGAGGAGCAGAGAAAAAAGGCTGAATATTACCGCGATGAGGGCTGGAAGCAGTCGCTTATAATTCAGGAAGGAAAGAACTGAAAACAAGCAGAAAGGAGAATTTATGACAATAAAAGAAGCGATAGAGAGATCTGACAGATTAAGACCGAACAGCTTTTCGGCAGATGAAAAAATCGGTTGGCTTACCGATTTTGAAAACCGTGTATATAATGAGATCTATTCTACTCATAAGTGCGATATTCCCTTTACTGTAGTTGCTGACGCAACGGAAGAAACAGAGCTTTTTGTCACCTCTCCCTATGATGAAATGTACCTGCTTTATCTGTGCTCAATGATAGATTTTGCAAATGCAGAGTATGACCGTTACAACAATGATATGGCAATGCTTGAAAGCGTTTACGGGGATTATGAAAGGTATTTCAACAACACCCACGAATATGCCCTTGGTACGCTGATAAGTGGTTAGGAGGAGGTATGAAATATAAAAAGCTAAGAAGACTCGGGAATTCCGTAATCTATCAGACCCGGTTCTCCGGCATAAACAACCTTAACGGTACACCGCTTGGTGAATGGGAAGAGATGCACAATATGACGTCAGACAGTTATCCTGCGGTACGCAATATGCCTTGCCGCAGATATAAAAGTCTGCCTATTGATATGACAGGCTTTATGTTTAAAGACGATATGCTTGTGTATACCGTGTCTGACGGTATATATATCGGAGATACAAAGATCGACCTTGAGCTTACTGAAACAAGAAAAAAGCTTGTATCTATGGGTGCATATATTGTTATACTTCCTGACTGGATAGTAATAAACACAGAGGATATGACGAATATCGATAGCTTAAGAGTAACGATTACAGGCGGTACGCTTTATGAGAAAAATATAAATCAGACATCTCCTACAATCGATATACGCAAGCTGATGTATTATGAAACAGATTCCTCAAACCTTTCCCTTTCTCTTTTGCAGGTGGGTGACAGAGTCACACTTGAATATGCGTATAAAAACAGAGCTTATTCCATCAGAGCTTACATAACCGCTATAAGCGATGATGAGGACTACCTTCCCGAAGGGAAAACTGCAATAATTTTTGATACAACAGGCGATTTATATCAAAGTACCCGATATTTTTACACAGAACAAAGGGATATGACCGGGGGCAGAACGGTTGCAAAACATATGAATGTAACGCTTGAGAGGTCTGCTGAAGTTCAGCGTTTGATGATACCTAAGATGGATTATGACCTTGTCATAGAGCATAACAACAGACTGTGGGGCTGTTCTTCGGAAAATCACGAAATATACTGTTCCAAATTAGGAGATCCTTTTGTTTGGAAGGAATATAACGGAATTTCAACAGACTCCTATGCGGTAACAGTCGGTTCTGATGGTGATTTTACAGGCAGTGCGGTATACAATGACAGCATCTTATTCTTTAAGGAAAACTGTGTACATAGCATTTATGGCACAAAGCCATCTAACTTTACGCTGAGTACAACGGAGCTTCGTGGAGTGCAGAAAGGCAGTCACAATTCAATCTGCAAATCAAACGGTCTGCTTTACTACAAAGCACCTGAAGGTATATTCGTCTTTAACGGCAGTACATCGGTAAGAGCTGATGCGAGGCTTGGCAGAGATATAACCGATACTGCAGTAGGTGTAGCAGATGATAACGCCGTTTATATGGCTACAGATTACAGAGTATACGTCTACGACTGTTTACACGATAGCTGGCATACAGAGGATATTATGGGCGGTTACGGAACAATGATATCAGGCCATAACTACGGCGGTGCTTTGTATCTTACTATGGTTATCGGTAATTTCGTAAGACTGTATCTTATGAGAGGTAACGATGACAGCATTACGGAGTTTGAAGAGGATGTTAGCTTTGGTCTTGTGACAGGCGATTTAAACCGCACGGGTGCAATAATGAGGCATATATCAAAACTCAGATTTGTTATCGGGGTTGATGATAAGTACAGAGACGTTTCATTCAGTATCAGTATTTCATACAATGGTGGTGAATATAAGACTGTATACAGCTATGACAGTACAAAGACAAAGCCTAATACAGAGATATTTACGGTACCGATTATCCCCATGCGTTGTCAGAGAATGAAAATTAGAATTGGCGGCAGAGTAACGGAAAACGGTTACGGAAATACACCTGCCTTTACCCTTTACGGCATTTATTACAATACCGAGGGAGGTACAGAGCTTGGCTGAGAATATCAATATCGACTTTATGCCCAACAGAAATACTCCTGATATACAGAGAGTGACAACGGTTGAGGATTATCTGAAGCTTTTTACCGACAGAACAAAGTTCTGCTTTGCAAGTGTGTATGACGATTTTGCAGATATGGGAAAGCGTATAGAATACCTTGAAAATTATTCTCTTGCAATGCCTTCTTCTGTAGATTTAACGGTTGAAAACGCTGTTATCCTTCAGGAAAAGGAAAGTCAACAGGTGATACATAATTTCACAAAGACTCATTATGTTAAAGGGAACAACGTCGGCTACGGCGGTGTCGGTAACAGCTTTGTCCTCGGTGGGTATCTTGTCACAACCGAATATATGATGGGCGATGCCGATTATCTTTACAGTGAAATAAGCTTTCCTAAGGGTACAAGGATAAATTCGTCAGGTGTTCACGGTGATACCTATGACAACCTTAAGTTCTATTCTGTTATCAAGGGTGCAAATGAAAATCAACTGTGGTATGTCGACGGCTTCAGTTCTGACGGTGAGCAGATATCAGAAATGGAAACACATCACTATGTTCCTAACGGCTGTGCCTTCGGCTACGGGCTAAAGCTGGCAAGTGTGATAAATCCTCCTGACGATACCTTCGCTTACGGTTCTGCAGATGTTCAGATGTATAGTTCCTACGATACGGCTACAAACTACCGGACAAGTTACCGGTTCCGCCTGCCATTTCAGTCCGAAGCGGAATACAATGCCGCAATAGGTCTTACCAATACCCCGATAGAGCTTATCGAATTAAAGGATTTTCAGTACCTTGTACCTGAAAGTCAGATGATCGTTGATAAGGCTTTATCCCCTGATAGTGACAACGTGATAGCGAATTCAGCGGTAGCAAAGGCTTTAGAGCAGAAAGCGGATAAGGAAGCTGTTGAAAATCTCTCTCTTGTGGTAGATAGTAAAGCTGATATCATCGAGATTGAAGCACTTGCGGAGATTGTGAACAGCAAGGCTGACAGTGCAGATGTGCAATCAATTGCACAGGCGGTAGAAAGTAAAGCTGAAAGTTCTGATCTTACATTGCATACAAGCAATACGGCAAATCCTCATAACGTTACTAAGGAACAGATAGGGCTTTCAAAGGTGGAAAATAAATCATCTTCGGAGATATTGTCTGAGCTTCAGATCGGCGGTACACAGATACTGCGAAACACACAGACCACAATCCTCGGAGAAGTAACCATACCTGCACTATGGAGTGAGGGTGCTTGGCGAAAGGCATCGGGAACAAACGGCACGTGGGAGAGCATAGATATAACTGACTGCCCCGAACCTTATATCGAAAAAGGTTGGAAAATCACCTCGAATTCTGCAACGATCACGATATCGCAGAATAATATTCCGCTTGTTGTCGGCAAGGAATATACCTTATCCTGCTATGTAAGAGGCAAGGGAAGGCTTGTAATGAATGGTCAATCGGCATCAGGCGGCGGTTATACCACGTCTCAATTTGATATCGACAGCACAGAGTGGGTGAAGTATCTCCACACATATACTGCTCAGGTTTCGTCAGAACAAAGTGTATATATCGGTGTCAATTATCAAGGCGACAGTATAGATGTTTGCGGAATGAAGCTTGAAATAGGCAATAGGGTTACGGCGTGGAACATATGCCCTAAGGATATTGCAGACCACGAAGAACGCATCAAAGCCCTTGAAGCAACAATTCTATCGTTGGGAGGTGAAACGTAATGGCACTTAATTTCGGTGACTGGGTAGTAAAGGTCGCAATAAACGGAGTAAAGGCAGGTTCTTTCGGGCGTGAATGGGCGGCACTCCAGCTTGCGGA